CTCTTATCTTCACTTGCGAGACTTTTCACCGACCTTCCTCTGTAGCCGTGCCAACATACGAGCCCGACGAGCCTCGGGTGAGTTTGAGAGAATCTGCCTCGAGGTATTTCCAGTAGCAGGTTGTTCACGTTGTCCGACCACCATCTCATTCATATACTTACCAAATGCAGATGTCATCTTTGCACGGAGCATCTCAATCTCGCGGATGAGCTCCTGTTGATTGATCTTACCTGACTCAATACGATCCTTCAAGATCTCCTGTGCTCGGCTCATAATCTCCTTAAGAGCATCGCTATCCTTAGGATTCTGCATAAGTCGGATCAACTCATCAGGATCATCAAGGTTGATGTCAAGATCCTCAAATCGGATAGACTGAACCAGATCTCCAACAACCGATGCGAGGCGGGTGTTCATAACTAAATCCAAAATCTCCTTGAGCGAATTTTGAGTCTCCTCATCCTCTAGAATCTTCATCACCTCATCCTGACGACCTCCAGGGATGGCGCCCTTGATCTGTTCAAAGATCGCTCCAAACTTTTCCTTCGGATCACCGTTAAGAACTGCATACATCAATGCCATGCGGAGCTTCTGCCACGCCTCATCCTTTCCATCCCACTTCACCGTGATTCCCGGAAATAGCTCAGGAGCAGTCTCCTCGTCCGTGAACAGGGTATTATCCTTCTTCACAATCTTCATCAAATGGGGAAGGAGTTCCTTCTCAATGTGAACAAACAGCTCATCAGACGCCCTTGGGAACTTGGTGTCTGGCATCCGTTCTTTGAAGTATTGAATCAAGTTCCTCAAGTGTTCCATTTATTAGTCTAGTAGAGTAGTCTTGTAAGCGGATTATAACTCAGAGCCCATTGTATTGCCAACTAGCTGGTAGAAGATTGCAAGAAATGCTCCAATCAACAACATAGTCATACACGGTTCAATAGAACTTGTGTCATCTTCTTCGAGTTCTCGGTCAATATCAAAGATCATTGCTTTTATAGGTTAAATATGTTTAAGCGCGATTTCCACCACGAGATGCGAACAATGACTTCTGCTCGGCGGTCAGGCAGACGCATCCGATGTCACCGGAGAATGAAGATGGGCAACACTCAGAGCTCTGCTTATTATTTGCGAACTGATACAGCGCCGTGTCATCAGTCTGATCATAGGGGCGTAGGGGAGTAGGCTGAGGCTCCGTTCCGAGGAGAGGGGAGTTTCCAGAATATCCCTGGACTGCCTGTGTGGCGAGAGGCATAGACCTCTCCTGCTGCATAAACTTCTCCTTCACTGCAGGAGAGGAAGCAAGTAGGGTTGAGTTAACAAAAACACCCGCAAGAATAGCGGCAACGAAAAACGCAAGGACGGCAGTGGTTCTCTTCATACTTGTGTTTGGAGTGGGAAAAAAGCAGGAGCGTCCAAAATGGATTCGTTCTGAGCAAGGCAGACGAACTCACCTTTATCATGGAACCCAACTATCAAAAGATGTATCTCGCTGACTTGAAACTTATTGCAAAGACCCGTCGTATCAAGCTGTATTATGTCAAGACGAAGGAGGAACTTATCCACCTCTTGACACTTCCCGAACTACCTCTTGCAATGAGAGTGGAGAAGATGACGATCCATCAACTTCGAGAAGAAGCGAAGAAAAGGCGCATTACCGGATTCTGGGAACTTCGCCGAGATGCACTAGTAGAGCTACTATTTCCGAAGACTGAGTACGTCGACGAGGCTTCCTCGAACAAGAATGAGGAGAATGAGAGCGAGACAAACAAACATCATGAGCCAGAGGAGCATAATGCCAAAGAGATAGGGGTATAGAATACTCAATATTCTCGAAATCATCGGACGGAGAACGTGTAATTCAATCGATGCCTGAATGTCAGGCGACTTGATTTTTTCTAGTATGTCCTGAATGAGTGGGTCCAAAAACTTCGTCATCGCGAAATTTGTCTCTTCGTCAGTATAAATACGAATGAAGCTCACGCAACCTAAACTTGTTCGCCTGGGCATGGTCCTTGCTGGTATTGTCGTCCTCTACACTCTTTTCACTTCGTATGGCGGTGCCAAGGGAACCCTCCTCGACCGTGCTGAGGAGCTTGGTGGATCGGGCCCTAGTGCACCGATGTCCAACTCCGGTCCGTCAATGGGACTCCCGCACAGCCTGGGTGGTAATGCCGCCTCGGCCGAGGGTCTCCAGGGCCGCACACCGTCCTCTCAACAGACATACCAGGAGACAACCCTGGATTCTGCTGAGCTCCTTCCTAAGGGATCCATGGGTGCCTCTTGGGCTGCCGTGAACCCGGCCAGCGGCGAGGACCTCAAGGGCCAGAACTTCCTTCAGTCTGGATACCACTCTAACATCAATGTGATCGGTATTGCCCAGACTAACAGGAACCCAACCTATGATATCCGCTCAGAGGTGCCAAATCCTCAGAGCAAGGTTGGTCCCTTCTTGCAGACGACCATTGACCCGGACCCTTTCAAGAGCACCCGCTCGCTGGAGGGACTTTCGGCTTAAACTCTCCCCTTTAGACAATGTTGCCTGCAACCGCCGTCGGGCTCACAACCATTCTCGCATTAACATACTTTGCAGGTCCTCGTAATACAACTCCGATGACCGGACCGGATGGAAAGACATATGAGGTCCAGAACTTGCCTAACAAGGAAGAAGCGGTTAAGCGGATGGCAGGGATTTGTGCAAACTTGACTAAACTACGTGATCACTATGCAAACGACAAGGGTCTAGCCTCAGATCCTCCCGTAGCACGGTTTCTCGCACGATATCAACCCGACTGCTTTGTTGAGAATGATATGTCCTCATCAGATACATCCTATTCTGAAAACAAGGGTCAGAAGATCGTAGTTTGCCTTCGCGACAAAACAAAGCCTCCATCATATCCCTTGATTGATCAGAATACAGTGATGTTTGTCATGTTGCACGAGATGGCACACTTGATGACAGAGACAATTGGACACACTCAAGAGTTTTGGACAAACTTCAAGAGGATGCTTCATGATGCAGTGAAGATTGGAATCTACACTTCAGTCAACTATGCACAAAAGCCCACACCCTATTGTGGAATGACCATTACGGACTCACCTATCTAAAAAGAACCGCTCCACACTATAATGGAGTTACCCCTTGAAGGGACATCAACAATTCTGTCGTTTTTCCCTGACGACACAATTGAAACCGTTCGCCAACATGTAGCACTTGCAAAAGGAACTCATCCAGACCGTCTGTTTATTCAGGTCCAGGTAGAGCTTCCATCAACCTATTATTCAGCCAATCCGAAACATTGGATGGATCTCTTTTTCCGTTTGTCCTATGGAAAGAACACGATCACAAAGGAAGCACTGGATATCTACTTAACGCATACACGGAAGAATACCGGTGTGTCTGCTCGCGAGGTCAAGCGTGAAGAATGGGAAACAGTGGATCCGTATTTGATCCCTATCTTTGATCCATCCAGTTCATTTAAGGAATGGAGGATTCTGGGTGTTCCCGAGGACAAGTCTGTGGTCCTTCCAATCCCGATTAAGGATGTAATCCTACCTGCAGCATATCGTCCAATTCCTGTTCGTCAGGCTCTGTTTGAGACGATGCATAAGGAAGAAGCTCTTGAAGTGATGGCTGTTGAGATTGATCAAGAAACTTCAACAGATATGATGAAGCAAGTGTATTTCCCTTTCTTCCAAATCACAACTCCTAACAATATTGAAACACTTCGAGCACCTTTAAAGGCATCTCATGATCAGATTGCGAAGGTTCTCAAACTCAAGGCACCGAAGCCATCAAACGTAGCGATCCTGCGAGCCAAGTGGTATATCCCATTCATATCTACCAAGTTTTCAGCTCCACGAACTCGATTCGAACAGATCTTCTATGGACTTACCGTATCTTCAGAGACACCTGTAGTTAGCTACTTCACAGCAAAGACCGAAACGATACGTCATAAGTTCTATGTTGAGGACCCTAAAACGAAGAAGCCCATGATTGATATTGCAATGTGGAAGGCATGGATGGCAAATACCCAACCACAGCGTCGTTTGCCTACACTTTTACTATATCGCGGAAAGTCACGGGGGTCCTTTGATCGCATTGCCATCACAAATAAGGATATAACCGTATCAACGTGGCGCGGCAAAGAATCAAAGGAGACATCCGAAGAACTCATAAAATCAGCGCTTGATTGGATTCGGTCGTTGGATGCAGTTATGCCATTTCTGGTTGAGTCAGATATTGAGAGCAGCCGTTGGGAGCTCAATGATCTATCTGTGATCGCTTCATATTCTAAAGAGATCTCTGAATTTGATCTTCGCAGATTTGCGTGCTTGCGAGACATCTTCAGTTTTCAGGATGATACATTCCGGTTGATTCGCGCAGATCGTGAGTTTGATGTGTCTTCTCAGGTATTACGAGCCTATTCACTCTTGCAAGGTGGTGAAGCTAATCTGGAGTCTGCAATGGGCGTATCGGCTGAAGAAGCGGCTGCTCTGACGACTCGTGTTCAAGAACTGGAGGCAGATGAACATTTTAACTTTGAAAAGGCGATCAGTGGATATCCAACAATCAGCTTTGCCGCAAAAGAGGTCATTGTGAAGTTCGTCTCTAATCTTGATCGCGTTGTCGAGTATGCAAGTCTTCTTCGGTATATTCTCACGTCCGACAAGGCAGAGGTTGATGAGGTTTGTCCAAAGTCAATGGAAACCGTTGAAGCGACTGCAGGCGTGGCGCAAACAACCGTAACGGTAGAAGATGAGTTTGTTCTTGATGATTTCTTGCTGAATGAAATTGAGGAAGTCCAAGCCGTTCAACCTGTTGTAACAGAGGTGGTTGCTCCAGTTAAGGATACAAAGGTCAAGGTTAAAAAGTCTGGACCGGCAGGTACTCATAGTTATTTCAACAACCGCGTGCATGAGTTTGATCCCGAGATGTTTGATTCAGAGTATCCTAAGAAATGCGAAAAGCTTCATCAAGTTGTAGTTCTTACAGACGAAGATCAGGTTCGGATCCCAGGAGCATACAACTACGCCGATGCACCCGCAGAGGAGAAACTCAAACTTGAAAAGGGCATCGCAGTATGTCCGCAATATTGGTGTATTCGCGATGAAATCCCTCTCAGCGAGGCACAGCTTGTAATGAAAGAGGACGGACAACACTGCCCCGTGTGTGATGGAAAGGTTCGAGTCACTGAAAAAGAAGATGTTCGAGAGTTTACGGTGATTAAACGAGATCAACCATTCAAATTCCCCGGATGGAAGGAACCGTCAGCTAAGTCAATGAGTAAGAAGCGCGTCCCCTGTTGCTACAAGAAGGCGGAATCGCAGACCGAGGTCATTGTTCTCAAGACTCAATTGGATGAGTACTATGTCTTAACAAGTGGCACAATCCCCGGGCTTCGAATTGCATATTTAGCAGATGATCTTGCAACTAAGCTGAGTGTGAAGACCAACTATGCAAAGAATGTTCCTGGAAACCGAATTGAAGCATCTGCATCTGACATGTTTCGGGTTGGAATGGGTCAGCCCCGTGATACACTACCCATCTTGCTGAACGATAAGCGGACAATTCCAACACCTGAGAATGCAAAGGATCGGGTCTTACAGTGTTCATTTTTTCGCAGCTGGAAAGATCTTGGCGAAGGTGATACGGCCATTGAGCGGATTACAGATGGCATCAATCGAGCCTACATAAATAAGACTCTAACATCCATTCATGAGATTGAGTACGTCACTCGTATTCTTGACTGTCGCGTTATGCGTGTCAATGTGGAGACACAATCGATGATGTGTGGATTCTGGTCGGAAAAAACAGCTCCGAGCTCGCGAACGATCGTCTTGCTAGATACAGATGTCCTTGGACTTGTAAAGCGCCGAACTGGAAAGGTCGGATCTAAGTTTGATTACACGGTTGATGTCAACAAGTTTCCCGATGCTACAAAGAAGGCACTTCAAGCTCTTCACATCCAGGCATGTTCAAGCGATATGCCAACCTTTGAGAATGCCGTATCTGAACTGATGGCAAAGAACATCTCACAATATCAAGTTATTCTTGATCCATTCAAGCGCGTTCAAGCGGTGTTTGTCCCACAGGCAGTTGTATTACCTGTTCAGCCCGTGAATATGGACATTCCAATGGGCGTTACGGTTCGATCGGGGTATGCCGACATCAGTAATGAAGAACTACCGACTAGCAAAACACTCGGCGACTTTCTACAAGATACACGTCACCCTGGATTTAAAAAGAAGAGTATCTTACTCTCAGCAGATGGATACTATAGCGAGTTTCTCCTCGAGTGTGGATTTCATGCAGTATTTCGCCCAGAAGAATCAGAGGATGACGATATTGCTACAGAAGTCATGAAGACAATCCGACCCCCGCATTCAGAGGAAGAGCTCGCGAATGATCCTCCCAATCAGTCCGACCTGAAACTCGCCCGTGAGATTTCGTATTCATCGGAGGTATTTGAGTTCTTACTATTCTCATTATCCAAGGATATTCAAATGGATGACTATGAGTCCCTTCGCAAGTCAATTGCAAACCCATCTGAGACCCTGTATAAGGATCTTACAAAATGGCTCGATGATCAAGCGTATTGGGATTCAGTGGATGAACCGGTTCAGTTTGTGAACAAGGTTCGCACACCGTGTGGGCAAATGCTTAAGGATACATGTAAGAAATCAACCTTGTGTGGATGGCACAAGGATACGTGTAAGATCAAAGTCAAGCCGATTGTAGAGAAAAACAAGATTCTCATTCGTCTGACCAAGACATTGAAGGATAATACAAAACAACGTGCATTGGTCTTAGATGGACGGTTGTCTCCATTTTTTAGTACTGTTCTGTATTTGGAAATGCCTCATGAACTGATCACAACCACAATTTAAACATAATCGTGATACCGGGCAAATCGCCTATCGATAGACCGATCGCAATGACCATCTGAAATACCTCCAATTAGATCCGAGAAGCTGTCCTCACCTGCAACAATCTGAGGATTGGATCCATATGACTTCCACTCGGTGGACGTCTGAATGTTCTCAACGAGATACCGATCATGTTCTTTTGGGTAGGACTTTGCATAGACATCAACCATATGACGCATAAGTTTCTCACTCATAGCATATCCTGAACAGTTCCATAACCTATCGGCCTTAATCGTATTTGGTCCCATTCGGGTGTCTTCAAGGATATTATAATCCCAATGATTCAGATCGTGTGTAGTGTCATACTTGCGATGATTATTTGAAACAAGCGGAACATATCCAAAGTATAACAAATCCCAGTCATTTGGAACAAGCGACATGAAATTCTTTGTCATTTGTTCAGAGTTACGATGAATACGAACATCATCCTCAAGGACAAGGATATTCTTCTTACCCGAAGCAAGCGCGCTATTCCAGATCGAAACGTGACTAATTGAACAAGCTAGATTATTTTGATTTGTATGGTAATCGTGGTGCTTGCTAAGCATCTCCCAATATCCTGTGATGATCTTTCCAGGTGTAGCCTCAAAACGCTGAACATTCAAATCAAAAAACTTGAACTTTCGAGTCATACCATCCCATCGATCCGGACGAGATGCCAAGTTGAGGCAATAAATCCCATCAAACATACTATTCCACAAATGCGGCATATTTCTATACCGACTGACAACTGTAAATCAATTCGGGTTTCCGACCTGATTTATGGTGCGTTCATGGGGAATCGAACCCCAGCTAAAAGAATGGAAATCTTTGATCCTACCACTAGACGATAAACGCAGTTATAGCAGTGCATCGTTTCGATCGATGGTCCTACTGGTTATGAGCCAATCGCGCTTCCTCTGCGCTACACTGCTTTTGCCACTTGGTGGAATTGAACCACCGACCTACTGCTTACAAAGCAGGTGCTCTACCCCTGAGCTAAAGAGGCATACTTGATAATATCATTATGAGTGAATAGTCCCGGCCCAAACACACATTTATAATTCCCTTTCCGCCAACAAGATACAATCGTATCTTCTATATTACCTGCATCTGGAAGATGTGGTAAAATAGCATTTCTGAAGAACGTTTTAGTGCACATATACGGATTATTCGTATATCCGCAACTATAGGAAGCAGATGTATACCACTTCTCAGTTGGATCAATACCTTGAATACGAGTAATCTTATCAGGAAAGACCTCTTCCGGATTTTCTATCCAGTATATTGAATCCGCTAAATGTTCATGCTCTGCAACATACTCATTGGGGAGTTCATGCAGATATATGTATGAGAAATTAGGATATCCAGCATTATCCCTTCGTCTACCACGAACAACGTCGTATCCAGAATTTAAAAATGCAATGCCCTGATGTATGAATGAATTAGTGATTTCCTTCGTGATCGTAGGTCCGATCATAAAGTCATTCTCCAAAAACAAAACAATATCATATTTTGCATTCTCAAAAATTGCTCTAAACCCACTTGCCATAAGACCATTCGTTTCAAGGCTCACATATCGCAAGTTGAACTTTTTACAAATATCCTCCTCATCCTGCTGCTTCGGAGAATAATTTATAACAACAAAAAGGTCATCTACTAGATCAAAAAGACCAGATCGCTTGTAGGTAGTTAAAGTATTTTCTAGAGTACTTGGGGCATTGTATGTTAGGACGCCAGCTGAGATCATTTATAAATTTATATAGTTACTTACGCTGAGTTTAACACAGGTATGTAGATCTTCATAATTCCAATCTCAACACATTTTGATGGAATGACTGCAGCTTTGGCTTCACGCTCAGCCTTGCGTGCCTTTGCCGCATCATACTTTTTCTTCCTTTCTAGGAAGTCGGCTAGTTGCCTCAATCGCAGAGCACAAAGTTGATCTGCAGCATATCTCTTAAGAGAGATCTCACTCAACTTCTTACTTTCTTCGGCCCACTTTCTGTAAAGTGGTGTATGGATACGTTCTAACTCCTTGTCTTTAAAACCCGAAGCTTGCCATGCTTTGTATGCATCTCCCGATTGAAGCGCAAGTGGTGAAACTATTTCAGTTGAATACCTCTTTTCTTCAACTACAAGTCGATTGAACTCTGCATCCGCATTCTTAAGAGCCTTATGAAATCGTGAAGTCATTTTTACCGGTGCTTATCCGGTTTGTTGGATAGTTGAAATCCATTTTACGTCATCGTAAAGACTCCTCTTTACGCCTTCTGCTGCTTGATGAAGTGCACCTTCAGGAAGCTCTGGAGGTTGAGGTAGGTAACCTCATCCTTGTCGCCGACACGGAGGAGCTTGGCGAGCGCGGCGTTGGGGAGGATGCGGCGCTTGAACGAGGGGTCAAAGCACGAGTGGGTCTTGACATACTCGCTGATGAACTTCGTCACCTGGGTCTGGGAGCGAGTCTCACCCGACTTGAGTCCCATGAAGGCGCAGAGCTCATCAGTGAGGGGGCGCTGGACGAGGAAGGCGTTGTTGGCACGACGGGCCTCCCAAGTCGCCTTCTCCTCAGCCGTCATCGTGGCCGGGTCCTTGCGCTTCTTCTTCTTGGAATCACGGGCCTCGCGCTTGGCCGTCTTGGCTGCCTCCTGGACCGCACGGACCGCATCACGGACACGGGTAGAGAGGTCAGAGCTGAGCGACTTGAGCGTCTCGGCGAGTGCAGCGAGCTGAACCTCCGAGGAGACAGCCGGGGTGGAAGAGGCCTCAACAGTCGGGGAGGCAACAGTTGGGACAGTAACCTCAGCCTTCGCGGGCGTGGCGGTCTTGGCGGTCTTGGCCTTGGGCTCGGCCTTCACCTTAGGCTCAGCAGCCTTGGTGGCAGCCGCCTTGGGGGCGGGGGTGGCAGCAACAACGGGGGCAGGGGCGGCAACGGTCTTGGGGGCGGAATCCTTCTTGGCGGCAGGCATCTTGTTTGACTTAGAAACAGAAGAAGAGGACGACATCTTTAACGCACTGGTATACTCTTACCATCGGCGGTCATCTAAACCCTTTTCTTTTCTACAAATGGGGGAGGGGGTCTTTTTGAAAATTTCAACATTCGTTCCTTGGCTCCGAGGTAGTATGCCTGATAAGCGACAACAGGATCTGGATTTTTGTATTCATCGGGCATGGCCATACGAAATGGAGTTTGTCCAATCATCGGCAAGGGTGGAAAGTTATCAGAGAGCCAAAGGATATGTGCTTCAGTCTTGTGCACTTTGCCATAACGATACGTGTATTCGTGACAAAGCCAAAGTCCAAGATTTGAGAGCCAACGATAGTTCTCAACTGATTCACGAACCCAAATTGCACAGGGATGATTAGGATGTGTCTTGCGATATGCAGTCTCGGGTAGATTGTCTGGATCTAAAATCCAGTGAGCGCAATAGAGAAGTTGAGCAGTTTCAAGTATCATCTTGACGACATGTTTGTCACAATGATACTCGGCAGTGGTGCGAGGGTCTAATGATAGAACAAAGATATTCATGGTGGATTCAGGTAAGCTTTACGATATTAAATCTGTTTTCAACAACGATAGATGGCGGACATGACCGAAAAAATGGTTACATACGGTTCCTTTTGATAGGTTATAAATCTCATCAACACCCTTAATGAATTGACGATATACGATATAGAATTAGCCCGTATTAGCGGTGCTGAAAGCATATAGTCACATAATGACCGAAGCGATCCTTGAGTTTTACCCAAATCCTCATAGATGAATCTCCACATTGCAATGTGAGATGGCTTGGATAATCGCGTAAGTTGTCCAGGGGATACATCTACGAACCCATGATCAACAAAGGTCTGACATAAAAAGTTCAATCTAACACGGACTCGTTCTTCTACATTTTCTGAATCAACTGGGACTTTAATAAGATTTCTATTTCGGTATGCCCACATTTCCCTGAGACGTTTACGGGTATCAGTTGTCAATGGAACTTTTGTGTATGGATTGGAGGGCTCGAATGACTTCAAGGACCACACCCATATTGTATTAAAGTCAAACCACCAGATCTTACCATTTTCAATAAAAGCAAAATACTCAAATGGATGTTGCCGGTTGCTTTCTTCGCATGTAACGAGATCCTCGTCATTTGCAAGGCCTTTACGCTTAAGAACACCCGGACCCGCTAACCTACAACGATACAATACAAGCCATCGCCTTGCAAGTGCCTGACATTTAACTACTCGGACATCGGCTGCTGCGACATCTTTCCAGATCTGAACTGTCTTTGCTCTCATATGCGTGCCACATAAACTATGTCCTTTAATTGCAGTGGCACTACATTGATTCGTAGATCCCTTCTTCTTGACCGCTGCACAACGGCCCATTATGTGTTTCTCGGATAGTTCTTGAAAGCTGCAACCGAGTCAGGAAACGTGCGGAAAAAATGGATTTACGTCCAGGCTACGTCATAGTATCACACAACAAGAGCAAAATGTCCGTCAACGCAATCATCAACGCTTCCAACCTCGACATCAACAAGGTGACTTTCGGTGACATCCGTATCAGCAAGAACAATGGGTCCAAGAGTGTCCCGATCAAGTACAATGGACAGAACTTCCAGATGCGCATTCCGAAGCTTCAGTATCCGATGGGGGTTTCAGTGAAGGAGACAGAGAATGGCACTAACTACACGATGCTCGCCAGCTTGCGCGGGTGCGACTCCTACGCGAAGGAGCGTGCACCAGCCGAGGCAGGTGAGGTCGGTCAGATGTACAACTTCCTCAAGGACCTTGAGGAGAAGGTGATCAAGACGGCTGTGGCACAGTCCAAGTCGTGGTTTGGTCGCGAGCGCAAGGAGGACGTCCTTCGCGACAGCATGAAGTCGCTGGTCAGCCCTAGCGTGGAGAAGCAGGGTGCCGAGTGGGTGCCCAACGGCAAGTATCCGCCAAGCTTCCGAATGAAGGTTCCGGTCTACCCTAACGACAAGGGTGTTCCTACGGTCAATATGGACGCGGTTGATATGGCGAACCGCCCGATCCCGCTGACGCCTGACAATCTGGAGTCAGTGTTCCCAAAGCGTATGGAGGCTCGGTTCATCGTCAACCCGAGTATCTACGTGTCCGGCCAGGGGTTCGGAGTGACGTGGCGAATCTCGTATGCGCAGGTGTCTGCTCAGGCACGAGTGTCGGCAGCACAGCTGTTTGAGCCGGAGGAGACTGATGATACACCTCAGACTGCACAGGTTCCTCAGGAGACTGAGGATCAGGAGGAGCAGCAGGAGGAGGAGACAACTGAGACTCCTCCAGCACCGGCTCCCGCTCCGGTTGCAGCGCCTCCTGCACCGGCAAAGGTGGCTCGCCGCCGGCCCGTGGGTGCAGCGATTTAGGTGCGAGTCCAATCAACTCCCAAACACGTGATCCACTAGGTGGAACACAGACGAAAAGATCATCGTCAATAAAAATAATTTTTTCCTTAGAAGGGAAGGTTAGCTTTGTGGTCATATTCTCACAAGCTAATCGTTTAAGACAACGGGTCCCACACTCTGAGCACCCATGAACAGTCGGTGGATCCAAAAGCATCTCAAGAGTCACAATTCGCGAGTCTCCGTAAAGACATGCTTCTAGGATTTGATGAGGGGTCATCCACTCATCCGAATGAAAACGTTCAACAGCAGTTTGTGATACTACTGTCCATAAGCTGTCATCTTGTGTCCATCCATCCTCTTGGAGGAAGGTAGCAAATGGGTTCTCATAGAACCACAAAATCCGAAAGTCAGCGTGATTGCTCAGAGAATGCTCAATGAGACCAACTCGTGTTAATTCTTCAGAATACAACCAATAAACATTCGCGTGAGAGTACTGTGTATCGCGGGAACCCCGATAGACATCACGATCATCCATGTTCCAGAGATCAGACACGACATCTACATCGTGTTCGCAAATATCCCTGGATACGTTTTGATATATAACAGTTGGATCAAGGATTGATTGCATTAATTAAACGATACGACAACATTGACATCATGATGACGCACAGCCTTCGTTGCCGATCGACTCAGTTCGTGCCTCTTTCTGCGAGTGCCATCCTCTGCCGTCTTGGGTTGAATTGTCGTTGAGCACGCCTCCATATCTGCGTGGATTGCATCGTAGTTCTCTTCCAGATATTTGAGAACCTCATCCTGGATTGCCCATTCAAAGAAGTTGAGCTGCCCAACCGTCGTGTCGAGTCCCATAAACTGGATTCGCTTCCAACGACAGAAGGGATCAAACATCTTCTTGCTATACGCCTTCAGGTGAGACTTGTAAGCAAGATAGACAACCACGTGACGATTGCCCGTTGCAAGGTATGACACGTTATGCTTCTTTGCGTAGTTGGTGACCAGCCAATCCAAAAGACGTAAGCTGATACGAGAGTCCCCTGAGAGGATGGTTTGGACCTTTGTGAAGTTTTCGGGAACTGAGTAGAATCCTTGAAGACGGTGAAGAACCCAATGATCGCGATTCTGGATAACCTCCATTTTTGTATTCTTACTGCGGTATTCTCGCTTAAAGTGGGTCGGTAGAGTAAAGACAAATGGCTGAGATCAATGCTCCTACGACAATTATGGATCCGAATATAGAGTTTGTTGAACGTCCTCCTCCAGACGAAGGTCTTGGTGTTCCGATTGCAGTCTGCACTGGAGAGGTGATTAGCCGTCTTCGTGAGTCGGGAGGAGTTATGGAAGCAACAACTCCGGGTCTTTTTATGATGATCGAGGGCGATAAGGAATACAACACATTCCTAGAGATGCTTCGTGATCAGCCTCCACTCCCCGATCCTGTGTTCAAGGAGGGAGAGGTATCATGGACTGTTGAGGAAGCGGGATTTCCTCTTGATCAGATGGATGCATATGATATCGCATTTAAGAAGATGTATGAGGACATGTTTAGCCGCGCAAATGAACTTGGAACTATGGGTCCCGGTGAATTTGAGATGCGTTTGAGCCGGCTTCAAAACGAACTTTCGGAGAGCAAGATAGAGAACCCTAATGGAGGAAGCATTGGCTTCATATCTTCTGGACGATCGACCCTACACACAACTGAATGTCCGAATTCGTCGGTTCATAACATTTTGCAGAAGTCTAGCACCCGGTCTATCGTATCGCCTTCTCAAGAAGGAAGTTATGAACTTGGTACAAAAGCTGATGACGAGCGAAGTGGGTCGCCTGTGGATGCGTGATCGCTGTTTTGAGCGGGTGATTCGGTTATATGGCAAGAATGATCAGCGAACTGATGCTTGGTTGAACCAGCGCGGAACAATGATCACTGCCTCTGAGGTATCCAAGGTATGGACGTCGCCCGCGTCTCGCCTTGAACTACTGACAAAGAAACTTGAACCACCTGTGAGGGCAGAGGGTTCAAATCCTATTGCTGCTTTGATTTGGGGAACTCGCTTTGAGCCTGTAGCAAAGAAGATCTACGAGGATAAGACCGGTTGCGACATTATTGATGTAGGGTGCTGCCGACATCCAGTCCACAGCTTTCTGGGTGCTTCTCCTGACGGGCTTATTGTTCCCCGATATGCAGATTCCGATCCTTTGCGGTATGGTCGCCTGGTCGAATTTAAGTGTCCGATGAGCCGGGTTCGCAAGGAGGAAATTCCGATCTATTACGTGGACCAAATGCAGATGCAGATGGAGTGCACAGGGATTGATGAATGTGAGTATGTGGAGTTCCGTTTCAAGCAGGTGAACTTTACGGCTTGGGATGAGAGCCCACTCAAGAAGGGTGCCTTTGCAGTGGATGAGAAGGAGAAGGTTGAGTACAAGCCTGATAATATTGACCTTCATGATTGGCAATGTTCACTGGGTGGTGATCAACAGTATATCTATTGGGTTCTGTCAGACATCAAGGAGGACTTTGTTCCTAAAGATCCAAATTGGCTTTCGGATCACCTTTCAGAATTGCGCGAATTTTGGAATGACGTTGAACGACATCGCGCGGCCGGGACACGACCGGAACCACTACCGCCGAAGGTTCCGACTCTTGACCTCTAAACCAATCACATAGTCTCGTATACCAAGATCGTTGTGTTGATGCAAACTTCTTATTCCATTCATCAATTGTGAACTGGCTTCCCATGCTCAGATTACAACGAGAGCAAATAGGAACTAGATTTTTCACATCTGTTGTTCCACCTTTAGATTCAGGAATGTTATGACCACACTGAAAATCAAATACGTTCATGGTATTCGTACACCACGAGACCTTGCACTTATATTGAAACTTAGGGCCTATATGAACAAGCCACACTTGTTCACGAAGCGCCCTTGGGATCTTTGTTTTCATTAGTTCTTCAACCACTCTCTACTTAAATCTTAGAGTTCCACTGATTCACCTGCCACGGCGTAGACATACCCGTTGCTTGACCCACATCATTGTTCTGAATAAAGTGATTGGTCCTTTGCGAGTAAGACGAATCTTCAAAAGCCATCGCGCGCTTCTGCTGGCTGGTGTCAATCATCTTACCTTCAGGAGGTCCACCATAGAACTTTTCCATTCCCGGAAGTACCTTCATAACAAATGCAAGTACTACGAGAGCGACTAAAAACCAAAGCCACTGCTTCATTGTTCATCTGCCCGAAAAAAACGAATGACATAACCAGTAAGGAAGACGAGACACAATGGAGGAAACAGCACTTTCTACACTTCGTATTATGCTAGGTCGTCGCAAGCTTGATACAGCTACTGAGCGAGTTACAACGGATGCTAAAAAGATGGAGAAAGTGACGCTATACACAATCGGAACGATTCTCGTTTGCTTCAGTCAGAAGGATAAGGTGCTTGCAGGTGATATTACAAATATCCTTGCCTTTGCAGAGGAGAATGGACACACAACGGGTGTCATTATTGTAGCCATGTCGCCTCCTTCAGAGAATGTCCTGCGACTTGCAAAGTCTCATGCTAAGAAGCGATTGATATTCTTCCATATCTGGCAGCTTCAGTTTGATATTACAACCCACCGAATGGCAATGCCTCATCGCATTCTATCTGAAGAGGAGAAGACCAAGGTATTTGAGATGTATAAAATCTCATCTCCTGAGCCGCTCCCTGCAATTGACTCACAAGATACGATGGTGAAGTGGATCGGAGCAATCCCTGGTGACGTGATTGAAGTCACCCGGCATTCAGATACGGCTGGGCGTAGTTTGTATTATCGGCATTGTGTTGAAGATGTAAATGCTGCAGAGTAGTATAAATGGAGGTCCTGGAACGGAGCTACGCCCTAAAGCGAAAAGAATATGATGCAATGATTGCATCTAGCACACCAAATATCCTTGAAATCAAAAAGCTAAACACAGAGCTTTCAGGAATTCTTAACTCAATGCTAACAGAACTCGCAAAGGTTAAAGAGGACGCCGGACACATTGAACAATATCGCAACGAACTTGTTAAGAAACTCGTGGCGGTACAGAAGGATTATAATAAACTACTTGATGAACGAGATGACCTTGCCACACTAAAAGCACTTCGTGGACATCAAGAAGTTAAGTTTAATGCTGTATTTTTCTGGTATGCAATCGCACTTGCAGTCGTATCTGTAATCTTCTTTTTTGTTCTTATGTGGAAAGGTGGCTACAAAGCGCCTACAATTCCAACAATGACAAGCAACCCAATGACAATGGCTCCCTTCACATATAGGTAAGTATCATTGATCGGTTGAACCTGAGGTGCAGCATTAAGGCGCTTTGAAACTTCAAACTCATTCTGAAGTGCAGGTCCAATTTTCTGAATAGCCTGAGACTGTTTATGAAGATTCTCAATCTTAGGATTCTCTTCAGAATACTTGTTCAGGAAGTTCTGAATATAGGATTCATCATCAGACACAACCTTCTGTGAACTATCAAGTTGTGCATTGATTGCAGCAAGTGCTCTTTCATATGCCGTTTTATGGGCTACATTGCCTGAAACTCGATAGGCAGAATAGTTATCCTTGTAAATTCGCAATAGGTTTGAGAACTCGTCCATTATCTTCTTGTTCCTAAAACAAAATGCCTACTTCTCCCTATGGTCAGGTAAATCCCCCCGTGCGTCGTATGATGGTTGGCGATGCATCGGAACACACACGTTTTATCCGTATGGCTGCTACACTTGCTCCCTATCAAACTCAGAACCAGAGCGCACGTCCTAACCTTCTTGGATGGCGTGATATGCAGGCAAATCGCGATGTAAGGACAATCATGCCAATCCTTGGTGCATTCAAGTCTTATATTCCCAACCGTTAAATAATGGGAGCAGGTCCGTCATCGTGCCCGGCAGATTTTGACCAAGGATTTATGACATGTAGGATGAAATGTCCAGCAGGCTTCAAATATGCACAAGAGCAGGGTCCGCCTCTTATTGACAAATGTGTTCTTTTTACCGATAACTCAAAGAGTTTTCCACTACGAAGCCTTCCAATGCCGGGTCCAGATAGAATAGAACAACCGTTCTATGCAGAAGAGCGAAAACGTGTAACCGAAGCGTTAAAGAATATTTCATCAACTGCGCCTTTTCAAGAAAACGCCACTGCTGCAGCCCGAGAACATGAGCGAATTAAATCAGAATATGCTGGATTCAGTGCTGTGTCTGATGCAGGTAAGAAGATCAAAGAAACCTCAGATCGTTTGAGAATGCCTCGTCCGCCAGTCCAGCCTAATCCGATCAAACTAGAGCGTGAGAAGATACTGAAACAACCCAGTATGGCTGTAATCCAAACAGCCTTGTTTACAATCCTTCTTGCGTTAATCGCATTCCTTCTTGTCCCAGGTCAATATGCTTCAGGAGTTGTATTTATGATTCTATGTGTAGGAACGTCAGCTGGAATCTATCTAACCACTAGATAATGGGAAACTGTCCTTCTGAATTCGTGATGTCCCCGGTCGGTTTAGGGGGATGTGTGATTCCGTGCCCCGCACATAAAAGCTATGAGTTACGAGTCGGAGAAAAAGGAGGTTTATCATGTGTCTACACAGGGGATACAAGTATTAGTGTTCCCGTTCGTCCAGTTCCTTCTGTTCAAAGACAAGGCCCACCTTTTAGTTATAAAGAGTTGCCGAATTCAAGCGTATATGAAGCTGAAATTAATCGATTTAGTGCAGCATTTGCAGTTGCAGATGCAAACGTAGATAAAACTGTAAAAATCAAAACAGCCTATGATAATCTTCAACTGGCCGAAAATGCACGTGATCAATCACCAGATGCATATCAACAGGCCCGGGTTGCATACTACACATTAGTCAAGGGGGACAAATGGATTGAAGAGGAAAGGCAGCGTATTGCAAATCTTGAAGCTCAACCAGTCATTAATAACATTCTTGCTAGACGCTCAGATCTCGATGAAAAGATTGGACAGCAAAAATCTACAATTGATGTTGTCAATGGTGTCAGAGACAAGGTTCTATCTGTTGAAGGTGATCTCCAATACTCTGTATCTGCATTCCAACGACAAATTGAAAATGTGCGAAATCAAATGAGGATGGATAAGAAGAAGCAGATTGAAACAGCAGAACAGGCTGGATCATGGGTTGATTCATTTCTGAACTGGCTCATTGCATTGACAACAATTATTGCAATCTTCTTTATTGCTAGATACATCATTCGCAGGCGATCTGCGTTTAGCACACCCGCTTCTCCCCCGCTACAAAGGTAATGGAGGTTTCCGACCCTCGTACCGTCGCTGATTTCCAAAAAACAACATTCTGTGGTCATCCAAGGTCACACGTCGTGAAGGTTCTCCTTCAGAACGTGCAACTCGGTCATGCAGATTATGCATGTTACTGGGCACTTGAACTTTTATGTTCGGGTCTCGTCCATAGTTTATGGGCTACGCTGTTTGATGCAGCCGCACTTCACATCAATCGTGCGAACCCTAACGTCTTTATCTATCTAGCATCGGCATACGAACGATATGCTCCGATTGAACAGGTCTTTACTGTTCACACAATGACATCTATTCGTAACAATACAGATGTTCGTCAAATCATTTGCGAGGTAGCTGCCACTCTAGCTACTTGTCGCAAAAATAAATTGCCATCTCTTCCAACAATCAAGCCCGTGCATGATTTTGACCCTCAGACCATTCAGGAACATCTCAAGGCCCCTTCTAGGTTGTTTGGTCAAATCGCGCTCCGTCCTGCCGACCCTTTACCCGTTGCAGTCCCGATCAATGAATTTGCTTACTCCCTACGATCAGATGTTCGTGACGTCACACGAGCTTTGTATTGGATGTCATGGGTGTTTGCCTACTGCCGAGAGCATAAGAAGCAAACCAAACAAGCCCTCATATTTGCAAACCGATTTGATGAATTCGTTTCAGAACCCCACGGAGCTCATCCAGTCTGGATCTTTTGGGACGCGGTCAGGAAGCAGACGCAGGCACACGCACGGCCGGTCATTGATGTCCTTTACAAGATGTACTGTTTGCGGTGGAGTCCTGTGGAAGCCAAGCCAAAGCAACACCTACTGATTGCAGCGATTGTCATAGTATGTGAAGGCACTACGTTTGATGCTACACCTGTGTCTGGAAACACAATTGCTGTTTCAAACGTTCTTCAAGGAATGCCTGGATGGATTGATGCGATTGTTAGAATGCAGAAGAGCTTCGCTTAGTAGAAAAAACCAGAGCCATATTTCATTAACATGTATTGTTGACGTTTGTCTCCTATTTTTATGATTTCAAGTGACCAGTTCATGATATGAAACCATTTATTTTGATGTAGATTATGAAATCTAAACACTCTATTTTCCATGTCTAAAATGGATCCAATCTTCTGTAAATAGATAATAACATCGTTACAATGGCAAACTTTAATCCCGAAATCTCTGCTTCCAAGGTCGCTGCGCTCATCGGACTTAATCCCTACCAACAGCCAAATGAGGTGATGTATGATCTCCTTTCAAAGCATCTTCCAACTAAGATTCGCATTGCAAAGATTGAATCTGATGAGAATCGCAAAGCACTCTCTAAGGTCAAGAATGATATTCTCTATACACAGGCGGTCAAGGATCTTGTTGCGAATGGGATCCAGGCATGTGTAGGCAAGACAGATATTACAGACGTCCTTGGAGAAGTGGAAAAGAAGGCGAACATGATCATTGATCTTCGGCACTCTGAGTTGCCGATTGAGGTTCGTGATCTTGTTGCAAAGGAGGTCCGGGGCGCAGTTCAGAAGAAGCGAGGGCTCAACAATGAGAACAGCATTCTGAACACTTATGAGGATGAGAACAAGGTTGAGGTCAAGGACAGGAATACAGTGACGTTTAAGAAGACGTATGACGGATGGCGACTGATTGGTCGTACAGATGGATATGTAGCAGAGCATGAGCGAATTGTTGATTCCAAGGCACGCACTCGCTGGTGGCCCCAGGTACCACTATACGACGAGATCCAGATGCGTGTCTACATGGAGTTGTCTGGGGCAAAGGAGGCTGAGCTGTTCGAGGCCTTTCCAGACCACCGGACTCGTACGACCAAGTATCTGAACGATCCCGCGAAGTGGAATACGATTCACAATCAGCTGGTGGAGGTGGTTAAGTGTATGCAGTCTGCCACGGTCAGCGACGATGCCCTACTCCCAATCATTTTCGCAAACACAGTTGTTCTTAAGTAATGAAGCTCTTCATCTCTGATAAGGTCCCCGAGCAATACACAACTAAAAAAGGAACTACATACGAAACCAGATATCTTTATACTGGGTTTGGAAGGTATAATGAGTTTGAGAAAACACTCGAGGTGATTCAGGTTGAACCTGATGAATCCTTCACTTTTTTTAGTCGTCCTCATACGGTTGAGGTTCTTTCACGCGTGTATCACACTGAGCCTGTCACGCTTACTTTATATTCCGCATCTCCTCGGATATGGAAGGAGACAGTTGGAGAAGACACGTGGTTCTTTCAGGAGATCGTGCAAGTCGGTCCACAGCCAAGCTTTTGAGCCTGCTCTGTGACTGCCTCCTTGACCTCGGCGGCAGAGATGACACCATCTCCATCCTTATCCAGCTTGCCCAGGGGTGACTTCTTGAGCTCATCCAAGAGCTCCTTGATAGCGGCCTTAAGAACGTCCTTGACGATCTTCTCAACCTCGGACTTCATTGCCTCGGGGACAACCTCCACAACCTTTGTCTCAACGGTCTCAACAACCTTGGGCTCCTCAATCTTGACCTCCTCGGTCTTAACTTCAGAGATAGTAGTATCAGACATTGCGGTTTGTTCTATGTCTAGAAAAGGTCTAGAATATGTAAATGGACGTCTGGAACATCCTCTCCGTCGGAGCTTCTACCGTAGTCATTCTTGCACTCATTCACGTCGCAGTTTTCCATGTTGTGAAAACACTGTATCCACCCCCACCTGCACCTCCTCCATCTCCCGCTCCAGTTATGATGCCTGTTCCTCAACCTATTGAGGCACCTCCTCAGCCACCCGAAATCCCTCTGGTGACCACGAAGCTCCCACCTCCAGTCGATACACGTGACCCGGGCCCGGCGCGTCCTTCGGCACCGACTTTCAGCGAGCCGCCCCAAGAGATTAAGACGCAATCCGCTAATGTTCCAACGTATGAAAGTCTCTTATCGGCTGTCTCCGCTGGTAAAGAAGGGCAACCCAATCTCGGACCCATGTCAGGTGCCTCAAATTAGCGGAACTCCTGGCTGGATTTTTTTGACTCACGATAAAGAAGGAAATGCCCACGCATGTTTCACTGATGCGAAAGGAGACCGGACTGAGCGACTGGCTCTGGTCATGGATGAGAGACTCTGTTGTGACACCATTTTTAGAGTCGTTCGACTGGCGCCCAAGATTTATGTCGTATATGATCTCCTGGTCTTGAATGGAACTCGTGTTCATGACACATTGAGTTTTTCACAGCGTCAGGAAAAGATTGCTACTCTACTTGAACTATTTCATCAACCTGATTTGGTTGCACTGACTACAGTCGAAGATGCACCGATTGGATGCCACATTCGTGGTTATGAACAGTATGATGGTATTCCAGGAAGTATTGGGGTGTTCGTAGAACATCTTCCTGATACAGAGTAAATGTCTACTTGTGGATCTTCTCCTTTTGGTGGTCGTCGTCGTTCGCGTAAGATGCGTGGTGGCAATGGATATGGTGTTGGAAAACCGATCGCAGTTGGTGCTCTTGAATATGTGCCTAATATGACTTCAGTACCAGATGGTGCTGCATACAAGCCTACAGGTGGTCGTCGTCGCAAGTCCCGAAAGGGAAAGAAGGCTGGTCGTCGCACACGCCGTCGTTCTATGCGCGGAGGCGGCTCAGTTGCTGGCGTTGGATATGGATTCACGGGTGATGGAGCACGTGGACTTGCTAACCAAACCGCTTACCCATCCAATCTCCCCCCGGGTGGTGACTTTGCCATCCCGTCGGGAACTCGCTAAGCCCGATAGTCTCCGTAGGACGCATATCTGGAATCAACTGATTTGAGACCATTCTGAGTCCCACCCTCTGTATCCGAAGTTCCATCTTCAGTTGCCACAATCTGAGGCATTACGGCATAACTGTTGAACTTATTTGACTTTTGGATGACATACACATAGTAATTATCAATCGCCATTGGCATTTCAGCTCCATATACATTGACCATGTGTTTCATCATTGTCTCGTTGACTGCATAGGATAAACATAACCACAAGTTATTTGCCTTTGCAATCCCCGGTGAGATCACATGTCGATCAACTAAACTATAATCCCAATACGACATACATTCAGATAGAGGGATATATCCAAAATACAAAAGATCCCAGTTTGAAGGAATATTCTTCATAAAAGTGCGAGTATTTTCATCACTCTTGATGTGAATCCTAGCATCGTCTTCAAGCACAAGGATCTTCTTCTGACCTCGTGCTAAAGCGAGGGCATATACAGAACAGTGTGCAAGGGCACAAGCAATGTGGTAATGATTTTGAATGTCGGCACCATCATGATTGTTTTTAAGTTCCCAATACCGTTTCGTAAAAACAGCTGGGAGTCCATTCACAAATTCTACATTAATTCCAGCTTCATCAAATCGGCGCTGCATCGTTTTGCGACGCTCGGGCCGAGTGGGTAGATTAATACAGTATACGCCGTCAAATAGTTCATTCCATGCATGCATTACTTGGTGGATACATTTGTGCGCTGAACTGCATCCGCAAACACATAAGGCATATACAGTGGGTTATTAGTCGTAATAAAGGGTCCGCCTACAGATTGACAATATAGCAGCATATTCTGAACCTGAAACCGAAGATCAATATATTCAGTATAGTCCTTCCAAACTTGGTATGTTTTCAGCAATGTTGTTGCAATCATCATTGGGTCAGCTACATGGAGAAAAACTAAAAATAATGTTATGATTGGCATTAGAATCATATCACATATAAGGGTTACTGTGTCCGCCCAAGACTCGGGGGCGCATGTTTTACGAAGTTGGATGTAACGTTCTGCTACTTTGAATGGCTCACTTGGTATTTGCATCTAGAGCCCTGATACTTACTCCCTGCATCGGAAACTTTACCTCCTCAAGTGTCCGAGCGTCGATGTAGACAATCTCTGTATCGTGGTGGACCTGGATGAGATGGAGGATAAGATCAATTGCGATTAGATTGCCGACAGCCATATACTTCTGCATTGCAGCCGTAAGATCGACTTCGGTCTTCTTATCTCCAATCCAGATCCACGGAACATATGGCTCCTTTACGAATGGATCAAATCTATTGCGATTGATGACCTCGCCCTCATAGAAGAGATTACACCTCTTTACACCTTCCATCTCCCATTCCTCAATTAAGATTGAATCCTCTGGAACGCGCTTTAAATCATCAATCTCATCTTGATCATAATCGTCTGAGAGAATGTAGTATGAAACATTGTTTCGTTTGGGGGTAGGAAAGACCCAATCAATGAACTTGCAAATGCTGTTGTAGACGCGGATAGCACAAAGGATACTCATTTTTTACTGTATCTCGTTTGACATTGCAGGAACCAATTCCATTTTGTCCTTCTTGGAGACAAATCCTTCCTTCTTTACCTGTCCGATCACAATTGTATCAAAATCAGTTCCGATTGCAATCGCCGTCGCAAGAGATGTAATAATAAATGGAGCTGCAACTAGGAACCACGATACGACTCCAAGACCAATTCCGCAAAACATATCAAGAACGACAACAACTGCAATTCCAATGATGAACTTGATTACGAATGTAGCCCAAAGTCCAAGAGAGGCATCAAAACCTAGTTGAATGGCAAGAAAAATGGCATACAACAAGGCAGGTGGGCATAAATCTTCAATAAAACGCATCTTCAGGTATTACAACTAAACAAGAAAAAGATGGATGACATCACGATGGTTCAACAAATGACTGGCTGCACACGAGAGGAAGCCGAGAAGCTGCTTAATGTTCATGAAACAGTTCTTGATGCAATTGAGGCACTGTTGCCGCCTAATCCTAGCACTTCTGGAGCTAAGTACATTCCTCCTAAGCCAAAGGTCAATAATGGAATGGACGAAGAACAGGCGGCCCTATGTGCCCGAGGACGATGGTTACAAGATAAGGTTAACGCCGTATTCTCAGTCGCCCATTCGAAAACCCTAGACCAGCCCCCTCCGGAATCTGTGCAGCAGACATCTCCCGCAAAGGTTGATCTACCTGTTGTAACTGAGACTGAGACTGCACCACCCGAATCTGAACGGGGTTCTCACGTATAAAAGACTCAACTACATCAGCAATTCGTTTGGGTTCGGTGAATAGATCCATTTCGCGAATATGAGCTTTTGATGCATCTGATTTTGATGTATATGCCAACTCGTCATCCAAAGACTTGATTGCATCAACCCACCCAGCAATGTCATCTCGTGCACAGGGAATACCAACTGGAGAAATCCATGTGTTCAATCCTTCTGAACTACCACCTGGTGTCTTAGGTTTCGGATCTGGTTTGGAATAGATAACTGGAATACCATTATACATTGCTTCAACTCCAATACGTCCAAAACTCTCGTAGTAACTCGGCATCAACAGAATACGAGTTTCTTTGAGAATTACTCGAATATCCTCATCGAAAGGTACCCATTTAACATTGTTATGAGCGGGTATAGGAGGAGGGGTATGTTGATCTGCATACCCACCGTAGTAGGCAGATACAGCTAAAAACTTCCGCTCCGGCATTGCATCTGCAATCGCCACAAATTGAACAACACCCTTGTTATTGTTTGCATTCACAAGAGTGATATACTCACCTTGAAACGGTTCAGTAATTGCAATTTTGCTTTCATGGAGAATAGGTCTGACCGTAGCGGTTCTAGAAATATTAGGCGGCCATGGAACGATATTTCGCCGATAGTTGGCTTCCATGATTGTGTTGACAAACATGAGCATTTCAGACCACCTAATAATCCGACCGGGATTGTTCCGAATGATTGCCTGATAATTACCATCAAAATGACACGTCGCAATAATTGGACGATTGTAACCACGTGAATTGATTCTACGAACCTCGGGTAATGCAGGGGAGTGAGGGCAGATCCATACTTGACTTGAGTCTAAATATGTGCTATTTGCAGTGTAATGCATAAATCGAAATCCACGATACACTCCTCCATTCACACCTTCCTTGGGAACTTCAAGTGACATAAACGCTACATCATGGCCTCTCTTTTGAAGTTCAATTCCAAGGTCGATGTCGTGGAGAAAGGCTCCGCATAAGTCAGGCATCCGGCCCGCGAAAAAGAGGATCTTCATTATTATGACGGATCAACACGTTTTGTCTGAACCAACCGTGTGGCATCACCACCACGCGTCCAATCGTAGATCCAGTTGTTCGGGTTGGAGTACTCGGACTGCTTGATCTCAATTAGAGGTTGGTAATAGTTAGGAATTGCCTGATCCATGATGCTGTTTGCCTCCTGACGATTCCGGATGGATGCAGAGTGAATCAATTTAGATTCATCATCAACAGCAGAAGGGTCACCACCGCCAAGATCAGGAGTCGTAGAGAATGGGCGCGCCCACAGTTCATGCTTACCCTTCTGACGCCAAGCCCCTGGAATTCCCCACTTCAGATCCGTATTTGTGTCAACAGCACAACCACCGCCCGGTTGACCAAAACCGCCGCGAGCAATAAATCCAGGCTGATCGGCCATTGCAGATGCAGGGTTGAAACTGTCAGAGCACGCGGACTCCATTCCGGTTGTCTGGCGAGTCAGCGTATCAGTGTTTCCAACCTCCTTGGCAGCAATATCATACTGGTCTGAGCGAATGCGTGTAGGGGCGTTATACCATTCAACTGAATTTGTGGAGAACATCTCTTACCTTGAGATACAGAAAAAATGGACTTGGAACCTACTAACAAGAAGACAAGTAGCCTGAAATGATTCTTCAACCTGTAGATTGGTATGAACACGATATTAATGGAAGCTATGTAATTGACGTATTTGGCCGGTGTGAAGATAAGACGGTTGCATGTGTTCGCCTGACTGGGTTTCATCCATATTTCTATGTCTCTGAGAAGCCTGATGTAGGTCTAGTTTATGAAGCATCGAATAAGAAGTGGATCCAGAAGTTTGGACCTAAGAAGGGACAGGAGGAGTATGCCTTCAAACTAAGCAAGAACTTCAGTGAGAATGTGGCTCCATTGATCAAACAGGTAAACAAGTATGACACGATGGCTGGTTTCGTAGACTTGAAGCAGACATCTGTTTGGCGCGTTGACTGTGAAACTCTGGCTACATTCAAGGCCGCCAAGACCGTTCTCAATGGAACCCAGTATGAGAGCAATCTGCCTCCATTTCTACGGTTCTTCCACGAGAAGCACTTGGGTCCGGCGTCTCCATTGAAGTTCACAAAGATCCATGAGATTGATATTCCCTGTGATGAGAACGGTGATCCGACGTATTATGTAGATTCGTTTCACGAATGCAACTACAAGGATGTTGAAGCGTGTGATGCAAACATCCCGTTGCTCGTAGCTTCGTATGATTTGGAGATGTGCCCTGCAGGGGATAGTATGCAGTTTCCTGTTGCATCCAAAGATCCAATCATTCAGATTGGTGTGTCATATCGCCGCTCCACAGATATGATCACTCCAACTGCTAGAACAGTGTTTGTCTTAGGTGAAGTAGCTGACTCTGGAGATGACACGGTCGAGTTTGTATCTTGCGAGACTGAGACAGATATGCTCCTGCAATTTGCCGAGGAGATTCGCTCTCGGAATCCTGACATTCTTTGTGGCTACAACATCTTTGGTTTTGATGACGCCTACATTGAAGGGCGTATTACCAAGCTGGGAATTTTGGATGACTTTGAGCTTGCTCGTAAGAAGACGGATCAGTGGGGTGATAAGAAGTTTGAGACGAAGAAGACTGAGCTGGCAGCTGGTAAGTTCGATCTCCGATACTTGACAATTCGTGGCCGTCTAGGTGTGGATCTCCTTCTAAACATGCGCCGAGAGCAGAACTTGGACAACTTCAAGCTTGACAATGTTGCCTTCACGTTCCTGCGCGATAAGGTCGTTAAGTACTCCGACAACCACATCACAACCAGGAGCACACGTGGTCTCCGCAATGGAAACTATGTGCGATTTGAGATGGTTGGCAACACGAACGATCCCGTCTACGATGGTGAGAAGTTTGAGGTCTACGATGTAGAGAAGAACGGTTTCAAGATCAAGTGTGATGAGATCCTGTTCACAGACTTTACTCCAGAAGAGATGAAGCACATGGAGTGGTCCTTCTCCAAGGATGACGTGTCTCCGCAAGAGATGTTTGAGCTCCACCGAAATGGTGGTCCAGAGGGACGAGCCCGTGTGGCTCGCTACTGTATTCAGGATTGTGATCTAGTGGCTACGTTAATGGGCAAGCTGGACACACTGGTGAATGCTCGCGGAATGGCGGATGTCTGCAAGGTGCCTATGCAGTATGTCTTGACCCGTGGACAGGGCATCAAGATCTTCTCAGCAGTCGTGTATTACGCGTCTCAGCGAGACCAGATCATCCGGACACAGGAATCCATTCCAGGTGATGGGATTGCGTATGAGGGTGCCATCGTGCTTCCACCCAAGATTGGGATGTACCTGGACCAGCCAGTATCGGTTCTAGATTTTAACTCACTCTATCCTACGAATATGATTGCCTACAATCTATCTCCAGACACGATCGTCTATACCAAGGAATACACGAGCGAAGGCTTTCTAGTATATCCGCCTAAGGAGAAGATGGTGGAGATCAAGGCTTGGATTGCAGGGTTGGAGGAGAAGGGCTACGTCTTTGAGGAGATTGACTATGACAACAAGGAGACTGGTGGCAAGACGGTCTGTGTGTTCGTTCAGCCGAATGACAACCCAATGACGGTGGGTGTTCTACCCAAGACCCTTGAAATCATGTTGAAGAAGCGAAAGGAGTTCAAACAGAAGATGGAGGATTTACAATATGACGAAGCTCAGCGATCTGTGTTTAATGGTGCTCAGCTTGCTTACAAGGTGGTCGCAAACTCCATCTATGGACAGGCAGGGGCTCGGACCTCTCCCATCCGAAATATGTTCGTCGCCGCGTGCACAACCGCTGCTGGACGTCGAGCTCTCCAGTTTGCCAGACGAGTTGCGGAAAGCGAGTTTGGTGGAGACGTCGTCTACGGCGACACAGACTCCATCTTCGTCAAGTTCCCCACGAAGGACGTTGCAGAGTCAATACGAATGGGAATGGAATGCGGAAACTCCATATCCAAGCAGATGCGAAAGCCCTACAAGATCGCCTACGAAAAGACGTTCTATCCATTCATTCTCTTCTGTCGCAAACGATACGTCGGAATGAAGTTTGAAGAGGATCCAAATCCAGCCAAAGCAAAGCGGATGTCCATGGGTGTTGTCTTGAAGCGACGAGATAATGCACCCATCGTAAAGGATGTGTTTGGCGGCGCCCTGGATGTGCTCTTGTTGGAGCGAGACATCAAGAAGGCCCAGTCATTTGTCAAGGATATGCTCGTGAAGGTCTTGGAAAACAAGCTGCCTCTTGAGAAGTTCATCTTGAGCAAGTCCTTGCGTGATGACTACGCGGCGATGGAAGAGGATTACAAGGGCAAGGCTACTCTTCCCGCACATCGTGTTCTAGCTAATCGTATGGAAGCACGAGACCCAGGAACAGCTCCAAAGGTTGGCGACAGAGTGCAGTTCGTGTATGTGAATGAGAACAAGCACAAGTCAAAGCAGGGTGATCGGATTGAGCACGTGGACTTTGTGAGGGCAAATAAGCTCAAGCCCGATGTGAACTTCTATATCACAAATCAGATCCAGAATCCAGTGGCCCAGCTATTCGCCCTCTGCATTGAGCAGTTGGAGGGATACAAGGCTCCGATCAAGGAATCCTACAAGGCAATGTATGAGCGATTCATGGATAAGCTTAAGGATGAGGAGGAAGCAACCATTGCGACACTCAAAAAGAAGGAGGATCAGCTAGATGGAATGATGTTCCTCGGATCCCCGGTTCTCAGCAAGATGGTCAAGGCTGCGGTGCGAGGACCTATGGACATGTTCGTCAAAAAGTAAAAGACTTACGTATTCACGACGTAAAGAACTCAATGAGTGAAATAGACGTCCTAGATGTCCTGAATTCAATGCTTGAGACAGAGCGTTCGTTCCTACAAGCGTTACGTTTTTTATCGTCTAATCGGGAAAACCTACTTGCGTTCCAACAGAGGAATACAGCGACAACGCTGATGCTCCTGCGAATGTATATGGCTTCAAATAATAACACTACAACCTTCACAATTCCGATTACAGTTCCTACGGGTTGGAACGATCCAGTTGTTGTGCGTCCTACCGCAGCGCAAATTGAGAGAGCAACCACGTTTACATCGGTTCCGCCGACGGACACGAACTGTTCTATCTGTCAGGATTCCTTGATGGAATCGGGAACCCGTATCTCTCATTGTGGACACGTCTTTCACAATACATGTATTTCAGAGTGGTTCACGCGGAGTGTGTTTTGCCCGATGTGTCGCCATGATATCCGATCAGTGGATCATCCTGCACCCACATCTTCTGTCCCAATAAGTACGCCACTTCGGGTGAGCAATCCATTGGCCGAGTGGATGCCGGCAGGGTATCCGACTCACCATACTGAAGATACTGAAGAATCCGACGAACATCGTGCTTGAATCGTTTGGCAAGTTCTGTCACATCTTCCTTTGGAAATAGAACCTGTAGATCTGAGGGCTTTGGTGGAAAACACCTAACTAACTCGACTTGAGGCTTATTCTTAACAATTCTTGGGACCTCATTACAGGTCATGATGACAGGGATCCGGCGTTCATCACCGGTCATCCACTCTGTCAGCTTTCGCTGTGCATGAGGATCGGACCCATCTACTTCATCTAAAATCAAGCACATGGATTTTTGATCTCCTCGAATGAGGGATGAAATCGTCCGTGTATATCGACACGAGTTAATCAAGTTGGCAACGTCTTCATGGCTTCGCATAGACTGACTTGCGTTAATCTCCAATGGCTCCATTCCAGCAGAACGAACCGATGCCAATGCCATCGTCGTTTTTCCAATACCAGGCGGTCCATGAAGAAGGAGAACCGACGTGTACGGTTTCGTGGTTAAATACCTAGACAATCGATCTTTGACTTCATTGTGTCCGACTACCTGATTGAGAAACTCAGGACGCCGAGTTTCGCTCCACATACTCCTTCTTCGTCTTTCCAGAGAAAATGCTTACTGTCCTGAAACACAATGGAGGCACCCCGTCACGTGCTGAGGAGTTTATTCCGAGACACGAGTTTTCCGTTGGTTGATCATCATCTTGCTTCGTTCAACGCATTGTTGGAAACAAGCATCCCAACTCTTGTTAAGGTTTCAAATCCGTATCAACTAGAGCTTTCCGATAAGCGATACATTCGTGTCTATATTGGTGGAAAGGACGGATCCAAGATTTCGTTTGAGGCGCCTGTCGATGAACATGGTGGACCGATTGTTCCTCACGCGTGCCGTCTAGATAATACAAGCTATGCTTTGACATTCAAGGCTGATATTGAACTTGAGTTTGTCTTTCCTGAAGGCAACCCTGAAACCAAGCTTTTTGAAAACATCATGATTGGTGAGATCCCACTGATGCTTCGAAGCAAAAACTGCTACCTAACGGCGATGGATGGATATGAAGTGGGAGAGTGTAAATATGAGCTCGGAGGATACTTTATCATTGATGGTAAGGAACGAGTTCTTCTGACTCAGGAGCTTCTTGGAAATAATATGATGTATGCAGGGACTCGCAAGAAGTCAACCGTGCAAGACACAGAGGAAACAGGTCTTTCCACAGGATTTGGATTTGAAGAACCTAATGAATACTATGTGGGTATTAAGTCCATGTCAGAGGACGGAAGCAAGGGTCCGTCATCCCACTACCTGATTTTGCCTTCACAGAACAAGTTTGAAGAAGATCCTAAAAAGGGTGGTGGTGCTCCTTATTGGGGTCGTAACCGTCGGCTCTGCGTGATTCAGCTTCCAGGATTCCAACAGCCTGTTCCAATCTTTAGTGTGTTTGCCGCATTGGGTCTTACATCGGATCGAGACGTATATGAGACCATCCTTGCAGGTGTTCCTGATAAAGACCGTCTCGCGTATGATGATACCTTCTCTCAACTTGTCTTCAGTCATAAGCGCCATCTGGGTGAACGCACCAACCTTGAGATTCTGGAGCAGAGCACGAAGCGCAAATACAAGTCAGAGGTCATTGAGAACATTTACTCACTGTTGTTTCCTCACGTGGCTACATCGGAGAATCCAGGCACTCTATTTCGTCGCAAGGCCTACCTTCTGGGTCAGATGGTGAAGATGGCGATTGATGTATCGCTTGAACGCACACCTCCATCGGATCGCGATAATATTGAATTCAAGCGTTTCAACACATCAGGTGATCTGATGTTTCAAGAGTTCCGTCGCATCTATCGCGAGGTTGCCAAGGAGATGCTCTTGAAGATGGACTCGCGAATTCAGTATGAGAAGCAGGCTTATGAAGGTCGGAAACTCAAGGACCTTATTGAGCGTGAGACAGTAGGTGCTTATTGGAAGCAGTATCGGATGATGAACGAGTTTGTCAAGTCATTCAAGGGACAGTGGGGAGGTCGTGATGGAATTGCTCAAGAGCTCTCTCGTCTTTCCTATGTTGGCTACCTGTCTCAGCTCCGTCGCACAGCCCTGCAGATTGAGCCATCCATGAACACCGCCCCTCCTCGTCGCTTGTATGCGTCTCAGTTTGGTCTTACGTGCCCCACTGATTCGCCAGACGGATCCAGTATCGGTCACATCAAGTCGCTGGCGATTCTTGCAAAAGTGTCGACTGCATTCCCAACATCAATTGTGCGCAAGGCATTGTTTGACACTAAGCTTGTCCGCCCGATTGAAGACGTTCACCCGTCTGGTTGGATGCCATTCTGGACTCGTGTCTATGTGAACTCAGATCTAGTGGGACTTTGCATCGGAGATACAGAGGATCTCCATGTGAAGATGATGACCGCACGGCGCACGGGTGTGTTCCGATATGATGTGTCTCTTGCTTGGAACCGCCTTGCAAATGAGTATTGGATTACATGCGATGCCGGTCGACCGGTTCGTCCCGTCTATCGTGAGGGTGTTGATGCAGGCATGGTTCTGGCTGCAAAGAACTGGAAAAGCCTCACGGGATTGATGGACTTTGTGGATGCGCGCGAGTCAGGTGTCTCTCGATTCTCTTTGACTCCATTTCATGAACGGCTTCGATCTGAGATTCACATGTCCTTTTGCATGTCGCCAATTGCAAATCTTGTTCCCTTTTCAGACCATAACCCGGGCACGCGTAATGCCTTTGCGATTGCTCAGCAAAAGCAGGCATGTTCGTGGTATCACACCAACTACACCAAGCGATTTGACACCATTGCAAGCACAACTGTCAATCCCCAAAAGCCTCTGTCTCACAACTGGATGTATCGCGAAATCATGGGCTCAGGTGGATGCATGCCCTACGGTGAGAATGTGATCGTGGCGTTCACAACCTATGGTGGACACAACCAGGAGGATTCCATGATTGTCAACAAGACCGCTCTAGAACGTGGAATGTTCAGGACACATTACTTCCATTCCTACGACGTCAAGGAGTCTATCATTGATCCAAGCATTCCAACAAGCACACTCTTTGCAAATCCCGTGAAGAATCCCAAGTATGCAGAATCTGTCAAGCGCAAGGAGGATGTCTCCTATGAAATGCTAGATGATGATGGAATCATCAAGCTCGGATCCATTGTAGATGACAAGACCGTCTTGGTCGGTATTGTGACTCCGATCACAGATAAGGATGGTGGGGAAAAGGGCTGGCGTGATGCATCTGAACTTCCCAAGCGTGGACAACATGGGCGTGTAGATGGCATTTATCGCTACTCAATGCCAGGTGGTTGGGAGGGACAAGGTGAAACTCGTAAGCAGATCTTCATTAATGGTGTGAAGATTCGAATTGTTGAATCCAGGTCTCCCGTTCCAGGCGATAAGATGGCATCTCGTCATTCGCAGAAGGGCACAGTTGGACAGCTCATCCCCGAATACGATATGCCCTTCACACGAAAGGGTGTGCGACCGGACATCATCTTTAATCCCCACGGTATTCCTACTCGCATGACCATCGGACAGTTCTTGGAGAGCACAAACGGTAAGATGGGTCTTAACCTTGGTGCGTTTGTGGATGCCACGCCATTTACCATGTCTCGCAGAGTGTCGGATCTGAAGCAGGCAATGATTGACAGAGGATTTGAACCGCAGGGTCATGAAATACTCTACAATGGAATGACGGGTGAAATGATGGAGGCTGATATTTTCATGGGTGTCATCTACTACCAGCGCCTCAAGCACATGGTAGAGGACAAGATCAACTACCGCGCTACAGGTCCCAAGACACTCATGACCCACCAACCAGTTCACGGGCGTTCTCGGGGTGGCGGTCTTGCAATTGGTGAGATGGAGCGTGATGGAATGATTGCTCACGGAATGTCCAAGTTCTTACACGAGAGTTTTATGGATCGTTCAGACAAGGCTGAGATTCAGTTCAATCGGGAAGAGGGTCGTCTGGATACAAGTGCTGATATTCTTGAAATGCCGTATGCGATGAGCGTATTTGTGAAGGAGTTAGAATGCATGCACATCGATGTCAAACTTCTCACAAAGGAAACTGAGTAGGTCGTCCAAAATGGATTCGAACTTTTCAGAACAATAGACATCACCCCTGAGAGTAAAATGTCTTCTTCTAACGCTACTATGTCTTCTTGCATTGAGTTCGCAAACCGTGTTATCCCCCACCGCAGCCCTAAGGATCGGCGTGAGTACGCCGAGGCCCTTCTTCAGTGCCGAATCCAGCCGGCTTATCAGATTTCAACCCCAATGGGAGACTACCCATGTGATTGCTATCCACTCATGGAGTGGGATACCAAGGGCTGGACTACAGTCAAGCGCAAGGTCCATGTCAAGAAGGTCTGGACCAATGAGGAGCTTGATGAGGAGGCCGACCTTAACAACTGGGACTATGTTGAGCACTACGGACGTGCAACCTATGCCAATAATGGTCCTACGTATGAGCACAATGGAGCTCTGTTCGATATCGGCTCCCGCTTCTAAAACTTACACATAAAAAACATAAACCACATGGTGCTATAGTCTAGTGGTCAGGACAAGGGGCTTTGAACCCCTGAACCTCGGTTCGATCCCGAGTAGCACCACCAACCGATATGGTCTAGTGGTTAGGATAGGGCTCTTTCACAGCCTTGGCTCGGGTTCGATTCCCGGTATCGGTAAACTAATTTTTAAATGCGATACTAGCTCAGTGGTAGAGCATGGTCCTTATGAGGCCGTGGTCGTGGGTTCAATTCCCACGTGTCGCACCAAATCGCATTAGCTCAGTTGGTAGAGCACGGGCCTTTTAAGCCCGTAGTCGCGGGTTCAAGCCCCGCATGCGGTAACTCCCTTTTTAGATCGGTCAAAATAGATCGTCTAAAACGGATTTGATGAGTTTAAGAATATGGATAGTGGGCGGATATCGAATAAAATGGCACTCCCTACTCTCTACTGTAAGTCAAAGACTGGAAAGACACAAGTGTGGAACATTGAAGTGATTGGAGCGAAGATCCGAGTATCCTATGGATACGAGGGTGGAGCAGTGACTGTCAATGAGAAGACGATCACAGCCGGGAAGAATCTCGGAAAGAAGAATGCCACGACGGCTGCTGAGCAGGCAGCTTTAGAGGCAAAGTCCACGTGGGACAAGAAGAAGACTGGGGGATATGCGGAGTCCCTGGATGATGCGCAGGTTCCAGCAGTTGCATCCGATGGAGCCATGGCTGCACATGAGGCGATCCTGCCGATGCTGGCGCACGACTTCCACAAGCGTGGAAAGGACATCAAGTTTCCCTGCTACGTGCAGCCGAAACTGGACGGGGTCCGTTGCATCTTCCGCAATGGGGTCCTGACGAGCCGTCAGGGAAAGGTGTTTCCGAACATGGAGCACATCGTGAACGACCTCAAGGATGTTGAGCTTGTTCTGGATGGAGAGCTCTATTCGGACACGCTGAACTTCCAGCAGTTCGTGGGGCTGGTGCGCAAGAAGAAGCACAATGCAGCAGAGATTGAGCTTCTTAAGCAGGTCAAGTATTGGGTCTACGACATTGTGAACGACAAGCCGTTTGAGGAGCGCCACGCAACCCTCCGGGAGATGTTCGTGAACCACGTGCATTTGTATCCGTTTGTCTACCGCCTCATTACGGAGGAGTGCAAGACCAAGGCAGAGCTGAAGGGCTTCCACGATCG